TTTGGAGATATGCACACCCATCTTACCGGCCATGGTTCGGATGTTGCATGGTTTGCCATGGACTTTTCCGGTTACGATAATTCTATATCGGTACACCTTATTGACGCTGCCATTAATGTGCTTATTGCACTCACTAGGCAGCTCACAGGTTATACCGATGAGGATCGTCGTGTGATGCGTACGATATGTTACGATCTGTGTAATCCCATTTATAATATGAATGGGCTATATTTCCAGATCGCTGGTAGTAACGCATCCGGCAATCCACTAACCACAATGCTTAATTGTATGGTTAACCATGTTGCATGGAACCAAATGTGGTTGATGTGGAACTGGGACCGAACAAACCCAGATATGGTTGGTGAGTACCATAAACTCACCGAAACTTATGCCACCTATTATGACAATGTCAGAATGGTGGTCATGGGGGACGATTTCTTGGCTGGTGTCCGTAGGAAGTGTGGTTTCACACAGTTGGACGCCGTTAAGTATGCTAGTCGCATTGGCCTCACTTTGACTGCCGCTTCGAAAGATGCGGACGTTACTGAATACACGACTGGCATCACCTTCCTTAAGAGGGAGGTGGTCGTTTATAAACTTAGTGACGGTGGTAAGCTTGTGCTTGCACCTTTGTGCCTTGAGTCTCTTTTCAAGCCCCTAGTTTGGGGTACTTGGAAAGTTGAAGTTATCAGCCATTTGGCTGGTCTAATCAAGGGCATTGTCACTGAGTTGGTCCAACATGGACCAGAGGTTTACGACAAGTACGTGGCACAGCTCCGTGGTTTTGTGGAGACATATGAATATGTTCACACCACTGGGGCTAAGAATGCGGTTCCCGTTAGGGAGCCACTCGTGGAGCTGTTTGACTTGGCTTTGGATTTTAGGCCATGGTCACAGCGCATTAACGAGATGTATGATCTGGGAGATACAACCGTGCTCCCTGGATCTGTCACGTTGTAATGTGTCTTATGAAACAGACGCGTGTTAATGGTTGAGAGTGTCCCCTGACATTTCTTATGATAAACAGGTTTTGCTAATTGCAGGGCCTGGTAAGCTTTGCACCCTACTATGGTTGAAGAATGCATGTAAAACTATCATACTTTACTCTCGAACCCAATGAAAAGTGCCTTGGAACAAGCACGCAGTCAATTTTGTTTTATGCGATAGACAAGATTCTATCACCTTTGAGAGAGGCCCATTCTCATTTTGTTGCAAACAGAGCTACTTGCAGCAATCTTAATACGAACGCTCACTGTGAAGTTATCACTCCCCAGTCCTCTTTTACTATTTCTACAGGGACAAAGGAGACCGACTCGCAAAACGTAGAGTTTATGGATACTAATCCTGCCTACAACTACGTTGTTGACCATTCGGATGATCCTACTAGGAGCATTGCGGATATGGGCGACGCCAGTCTCGGTAACTTCCTTTCAAGGCCAATCCTCATCAAGGAGTATGCTTGGTCACCCAGTGTTGCTTTCTATGAAACGTTTAATCCGTGGAAATTATTCATGGATAACGTTCAGAATGTGAACAGGGTGGCTAACTTTAACCTTATGCGCAGTAGGTTATGCGTTAGGTTTTTAGTCAACGGAAATGGTTTTTACTATGGAAGGCTTTTAGCTTCCTATGTTCCGTTGCCAGCTTACGATGAGGTGTCGGTGACCAGAGGTCTTGGACTCGACGTTGATAACATTGGTGCTAGCCAACGCCCACACATTTACATCAACCCGACTGAATGTCAGGGTGGTGATTTGTGTGTGCCTTTCGTTTGGCCTCACAATGCTCTCAGCGTTCCTGCCGCAGACTGGGAAGGTTTGGGTACTGTTTATATTAGTACCCTGACCAATTTGAAGAACGCTAATGGGGCTACCGACCCCATTACAATTAGCGTTTTCGCTTATTTGGAAGATGTTAATCTTTCTATTCCCACTGCTGCCCTACCCGTCAACATCAACCCTCAGGCTGGTGGTGATGAGTATGGGGATTCCCCTATCTCTGGTCCGGCAAGTACGGTTGCTAGGGTCGCTGGTATGTTAACCAGTGTGCCACTTATAGCACCGTTTGCCAAGGCCACGACGATCGCGGCTAACGCGGTTGGGGGCATTGCCAAGTTATTTGGCATGTCCCGACCTGCTGTGATCGAACCCATTCAGGTTTACAAGCCTGAGTATGTTGGAGGTTTAGCCAACACTAACACGCCCGATGGAACTAATAAGTTGTCTATGGATGTTAAACAGGAGGTCACTATTGATCCTTCTGTTGTTGGTGTTGGTTCGCGTGATGAGATGGCTCTCGTTGACATAGCGATGCGTGAATCTTATTACACCTCCTTCACTTGGGACCCTGCCGGTGGAGCTAAGGCTGGTGCGGGCTTTCAGTTGTTTAGTACTGAAGTTAGCCCTACGATATACCAGTCTGCTTTTACCGGTACTCGTACCGAGTTCCACTGTCTTCCCTGTGGTCTTGCGGCCATCCCCTTTGATTATTGGGGTGGTTCCATGGAGTTTCGTTTTCAGATAGTCTGTTCGAATTTCCATAGAGGCAGGATCCGGGTTGTTTGGGATCCCGAGTCCACCGGTGCTGTTGGCAGCGGTGGTTATAACACAGCGTATAACCGTATAATTGACATCACTGATATGAAAGATTTCACAGTGAAGGTTGGTTGGGGGCAGAAGGATAGTTTCCTTCCAGTACTTTCCCCCTCTGCCAGAGTTGGGGGCGCGCTCATTCCTAGCTTTAGAGCTGGGACTGGGGCGTCACTTACCAATACTGGTAACGGTACGCTATCCATCTATGTTGTCAATGACCTAACAGTGCCAAACAGTACTGTTGACAACACGGTTGAGATCAACGTCTTTGCTAAGATGTGTGATGACGCCAGGTTTGCACAGCCTGCCGACATGGGCAAGAGATCGTTGACGTATTTCATCCCGCCTGAGGAGGTTACACCCCAGTCTTTAGAGACTGTGGTTCCTCAAGCTGGGGAAGAAATGGTTGAGCAGGAGATGGCTCCCGTTTCTGAAAACGTTGACACAGATGTGGCCTCTGGCCAGCCCACAGCCGATCACATGATGGATGTGTTTTATGGCGAACAAATTACTTCCATTCGCCAGATGTTGAAGCGTTATTGTTTCCATTCCTTGACTCCTGTAGGGGGCGGGGATGGTTCTGCTGATACGTCCGCGGCTACCACTGTCATTATGCCGGACTTCCCATATTATGTGGGTTATTGTCCGAATGGTATCAGTGAGACCACGAGTGGTGACAAGTTCAATTACTGTCAAAATACCTACCTTAACTGGTTCGCGCCTTCTTTTGTAGCGTACCGAGGTGGGTTGAGGTGGAAGCATTTCTACGTTGATTCCAATGCCAGCAATGCTGCTACCACTGCTCCTTCCGACTATTTTGCGGTCAGTCGGTCGTCTGGTGTTAATCTAACGAATAACACCGCCGCAACTTCCGCAGGCAACGATTACATTCCTTATTCGAGGACTGTGAACGGAAACTTTTTGAATAAACCCGCGACCACTGCATTCCAAATGCAAAGGGATTCTGTATTTCTTGTGAATTCTTTAACGGTTGGTGGGTTCGTTACGCCCAAGCAGGTTAACCCCTGTGCTGAAGTCGAATTGCCATACTATAACCAAAGGCGATTCATGGGGGCGAGGCAAATCAATAACCTCAACCCTCGTCAGCAGAGTCAGGAGTGTCCACCTGTCCATAGGATTGATCATATTGGTCCCGGTGGTGGTGTGTTTAATTACGTCGCCGCTGCTGAGGACTTTTCCCTGAGCTTCTTCCTTAGCGTACCGATCATGTATTCACTTGGGACTGTTAGCCCCAATCCGTTTCCAAACATCGCTGCGTAGGCCTAGCACGAAGGCCGGTCACATTAACAAGGTCTATCTACGATTAGTATAATTTTCCTTGGTGATTATTACCGCCCAAAAGCGGTTTGTAAGTATCTGTTAAGTACAGAAAGGTTCA